AAGGAATTGGTATTGGACTTGATATTAAATAATCATTTTTATTATAACTATTTTGATTTATAAGATAATTTTTCCAAGTATTAACATCTTGAACCATATAATAAATTCCAGTATTAAAATCACACGCATATTCTATAACAGGATGATTATCTATATCAGTAATAAAATTTCCATATGGAAACCAACTTGCTAATCCATTAGAAAAATCATAATTTTTAGGTCGATTGCGATTACCAGCAAATTTATGTAAAATACTAACCGATGAAGCAACTGGCACAATAGAACGCATCGCACCTTTCGTCATTTCATTAAAATAATGAATATTTTCAACCCAACTTATTCTTTCTGTTTTGCTTGAATATAAATAACCTGCTCCGTGTTCAAGTTGCCATTTGTTTATAATATGCCATTCGCCATGCCGTTGTATTAAAATTGAATTTGAAGCAACTAAAATAGATAATAATATATCATAACAACTTATTTTACGTCCTCCTGTTGTTTGAAATTGTTGATATAAAACATACGATTTAAAAAAAGCATTTTCAATATTTTCACTATCAATACTTTCAACCTCAAAATCAGCCATTGTCTTCAATGGCAAAAATAAACCTGTTTTATTAAGACAATTAATAGCTAAATTATAAATACTAATAAATTGAAATAGATAATAATCTGTCAATGTAGCACTTTTTAATGTATTTAGTCTGTCAGATGCTACCATTGAAACAACAGGATTTTCAGTTATTTCACGTGAAAAAAAATCAGGAATAACATATCCTATCCATTCTCTTACGCCGTGTACAAAATACTCAACTAATATATCTGTTTCAGACGATGTTTTAAGAACATCGATATTAAAATCTTCTGTTTCATAGATATTAATATCCATACTTGACGTGTAAAAATGTCCTGATTTATCTGATTTGTCTGATTTATAAGACAATATAAATGGATTTTCAGTGCCTTCTATTGTTTTAACTAAAGTCGAACCTGGCGTTGTTATGTCAAGTCTCGCATCCTCTCCGTCTTTATTAGTTATTTCTAATCTATATATCATTTTTATTTATGTTCTATGTTCTATGTTCTATGTCCTATTTCTTTTTTGTTCAGCCATATCAAGCACTCCAACTAAATCGCTACCTTTTTGAATGAATGTTACTGTATAATCTTCTTTATATGCACCACGATATTCAGAAGGTGCATAAGCAGGTTGTGTTTGCTGATATGATGATGTGCCTCCAGTATAACCACCTCCACTTGTCGCTTTATTTATCATCTTGCTTGCTGCTGCTTGAGCTGCTGCACCAAGTGCAACTAATGCTGCACCAGCTGCTATTGCAAGCCACGGTTGAGTTATAAGTGTAGTTTTTAAATTCAATGCAGCTACTCCCATCCCCATCAATAATGAGCCAAACTGTTGTGCTAAACTACCAACAGCACTTATTAATTCTTTTCCTAAATTATCCCAATCGCCAGTAGCAAACGCAGCTCCAATTGATGATATCATATCTCCAATACCTTGCTCCAATAGTTGCCCATAATCAAAAGTGATTGTTATCATGTTTGATAAACTTGTCTCAAACTTTGTCGTATCAATAGCTGGTATTTCAATAGGTTTAACATCCAATGTTGGCAATTCACCTTGTTTAATAGTACCTTCTATAAATTCTATCTTTTCAGGACCTTTTAAATTTTCAAGTGCAGTAGATAATTCATTTATCTTTTTTTTTGTTTCTGTTATATCCTTATATACATTTTTAGATATTATCTCACCACTTCGCAGTCCTTCTAATCTTTTTGTTAAAATAGATATTTCATTTGATATATTATTAATTAATTTATTTATATCGCTACCGTCTTTGAATAATTCTTTTTGTGTTGTACTTAATTTATTCGTTACATCTGTTAATTCATTTATTTTAGTTATATTTTCACCAATAACTTCTGTTTGCTTTCCAGTTGTTTTAGTAGTTGATGTTGTAACATTATTAAGAGATTCATATAAAGATATTTGTTTGTCAATACTTTTTATTTGAGTTTTATAATCTACTATTTTTTCAGTTTCTTTAATAAGCTTAGTACGTCCTATTAAAGTATTAAGATTAAAAGATCTTACTTTTTCCTGTCTCTTAATAATTTCTGTTTCTAAATCAATACGTTTTGCTTCTAATTCAGCTACCTTTTCAGCAATAGCTTGCTGTCGTGCTTTTTCTTTTAATGATGTCGTATAATTATCAATTGCAGTTTTAGCAGCATTTGTATTAATCGTTTCAAGATTAATATTTCCTAAATATTCAGGAGATATTTTATTTATATCTTCAATTGCTTTACGACGCTCATCTTTCGACTTTGTCTCATCTCTCGCTATCCTTACAAGTATATTTAATTCAGCTATTTCTCTACTTATCTTATTTGTAACAGTCTCATTAATTGTCGCTAAAGCATCAGCAGCTGTTTTAGCTTCTTTTTGTTTATTTATCAAATCTACGATGCCTATAGTCAATGCAGTAACCGCAACTGTAGTTGCAGCAATGGCGATGCCTACAGGTCCTGTCATCGCCGTGAATGCAGTAACAATTAACGGTACTATCTTTAATAAACTGCCAAGCCCGAGCATCAACGGTCCAATCGCAGCTGCAAGTCCAGCAATGACAACAATTGTTTTTTGCATTTCAGGTGACATATTTCTTAATTCTGAAATAATATCACGTATTTTGTTAACAAGCGGAGTAATAATAGGTATTAATATTTCTCCAATCTCTGTTGATAAATTTGATATTTCAGTTTTTAAAGCACGCATAGAACCACTCGCACCATCAGCCTCTCTCGCTGCCTGTCCTTGTGCAGCTCCTGTTTGTTCCCAAATTAGTGCAAGTGTAGCTGCTTGCCTTGCTTGTAAACTTAATTCTTCTGTTCCTGATGATAAACCTAATTCAAGAGCTTTTTGTTTTACAAGAGCATCATTGACAGCCATACCATAATTATCCAACATCGTATTATTACCTTTCAATGCAGCTGTTAATGCTCTTACTGCATCTTGTGTAGTACCACCATACATCGCTGTTAAATCGCCAGCTAATTGAATAAGTTTTTGCGATTGTTTAGCTGCTTGCTCATTAGTTAACTTTCCTATATTAATCAGCATCGAACCCATCAAATTAGAATATTTCAATGCTTCTCCTTTAGCTATACCGTAATCAGAAGTAAGATTTTTAGCCCATTCTTTCACTATATCGGACGATTGTTTAAATATTTGGTCAGTTGCACCAAGTGCATCTTGAAAATCAGCAGCCATCGTATATGCTTTACCAGCTGCAACTGAAAAAGCTGCTGTAAATACAGAAGCTTTCTTTCCTATATCAGTAAATTTATCACCAACAGACGCAAGTTTTTGACTAACATTTTTTTCTAATAAATTAATTTGTTTTTGAGCTTGCTGTATAGCTTGTTCAAAACCTTTCGCATCTGCTGATATTATAGCTGTAAAACTCATTTATTCCTGTTTAGCTTGTTTATTTTCGTTTATCTTTTTAAAAATTTCTTCTCTTTCACGCCTCAACTCCTCCATCATCGCAGGGTCAACACGTTTTTGTTGTTTTTCTTCAAGCGGTAAAAATGCTTCTTCTGATTTCGGTAATTTTTTATGGTCAAGATGACTTCCTATCATTGCATTAAACGCTATCATACGTGCACGTCTCCATTTTTCTTTTTCCATCCTATTCCATGCATAACATTTAATAAGATATTCGCACCACGGCATATCATAAAATTCCTCCAACCGTAAACCAAGTTCACCTAACGCAAATGAGAGATGGTCACGGTTGAAGTCCTCTTCTTCATCTACTTTTTTTTTCCACTTGCAGGTTTTGGAAGTGTTTTAGGCAATCCTTCAGTCATCTGGTCAGTGAAAAGTTTAATTATTGCCTGCGATTCTTCACCAAATAGCCCACCAGGTGTTTCATCAAGCCAATCGTAAATATCGTTCAATGATATATTTTCACCTTTTCTTCCTTCAGAAGCGTTTATAGCTCCATAGTAGAAAATTTTAGGTATAATATCAAACGGATTGTCTTGTAACAATGCACCAAGTTCAGATAATTTTATTCCTTCATCGGCTATACGTTTCATAACATAAGCACCGAAGCGAATAGGTATAATCTTTCCGTTAACAGTTATCTCTGTTGAATACATAATTTTACTGTTTTATAATTAATTAAATGAATCAGTTGCTTGATATTCAGTCGTCAATTCCAAATCCATTGTAAATGTTGCATCCTCACATTCGCCAGTTGGATAATCAGCATTCAAATTTGTTATGATAGCTTTAAAAAATTTTGCAGTATCACTACTATTATAAATTTTAAATATCTGTTCAGTCTTGTTGTCTTGTAATACACGCAATTCATTTAATGAACCTGCATCCACTACTTCACCTGACACACTTACAGTCCTACTAATACTTCGAGGTGTACGTACTACCTTCCCTTCTGTGCATACATTAACTTTTTCTGTGTAATTCGTTGCGTTGCTTTCACTTCTTGAAGTGATGCAAGCAACTGGGATATAATTTGTTCCCGATTTGTACTCCAATCGAGCACCTTTCCACCCTGGTTGATAATTAGCCATTTTTGTTTGTTTTTTTTAATTGTTAATTAATTCTATAAGTATTCATAATCTCCTTCTATATCCAAATCCATTGTAAACGTTGCACTTTCTCCTTCTCCAGTCGGATAATCAGCGTTTAAATTTGAAATAGTAGCACAGATAACATAATCATCTTCAACTTTACCATCTATGCCTGAAGTTCTTACTATTTTAAATTGACGATTTTTTAAACTATCCTGTAATCCTCTTAAATAATCAAGTGAATATGCATCACTATCAGTTACTACTTCGCCTGACACACTTATTGTCCTTGTGATACTTGTTATCGTCTTAACCGTCTTGCCTTGCGTACAGACGTTTGTTTTTTCTAATAAATTGGATGTATTGCTTTCACTTCTTGAAGTGATGCACGCAATAGGCACAAAATATCCTGTTGTAGGATCTTCTACATACAATTTCGCATTTTTCCACCCTGGTTGATAATTAGCCATTTTTTATAAAGTTTAAAATTATTATTTTACTAAAAGCTATATTGTTTATTGTTGTTTCAGATATTGATTGAGCTGTTACCAGCAATACCTTGTCGATACCGTCTATCTTTGAAGCTCCCCTGTCATCTCTTAACAAATTTATGATCGTATCTCCGATGTCCTCGCAAAGCTTCTTTTTCCCGACCGTTCCCCATTTCGTAACTACTCTTATAGTCATATTTAGATTGAAACGTGGAGCATCAACCGTCTGAATCACATTCAATTGCTCTTGTTGGTCCTGAATAATTACATAAGTGGCTATCGAGCCGTCAACTGAAGGCAATGTGATATTCGGATTTACAATCTCGTCAAATACAGGTATTGAAATAGTACCATATTTCAACGTTGAAAGTGCTGTTATTACTTTGCCTCGTACGTCAGTTGCTCTATCCATTATTTATCATCTTTTATTTTATTTTTTACCAACTTTGCAATTTTCTTATAAAATTCATTGCCATTCTTCAAAACTGACGGATAAAGATACGGTTTACCTTTCAAAGTTCCTAATCCATTAATGTAAAATTGCCACGCAATATCTTTTATCCAATCAGGATACGGTGCAAGTATTTCTTTTGCTGATAATCCTGTGCCAAATTCAAAGTAAGCTGCTAAATTATTCTCACCTAATACTCCAACTTCACCTGTCATATCGTTATTTGTAAATTTCTTATCTATATTAATAAAACTGTCTCCATCTTCTCCAACTGGTGCTTTCCTTGTAGCCTCAATCTCAATTGTTGTAACTGTGTCTACTACAAGCTCACGCATTTTTCTAATTTGTTCGTCTTTGTACTTTTTAAAATTACTTGTAGTTGTATTTATAACTTTTCCCATTTTATTAATCTTTAGAAGTAATATCAAATACCCATTCTTTCTTATATCTTACATTTTCAACAACAGGTGCATTTATAATTCGATAATTTTTTTCTCTCCATTTTACAATATGCTTCACAGAAGGTTCAAAACCGTTTCGTACTATTACACATACCCTGTAAACAGTCGGCAATTGCATTTGTGCTTGCTCAATATTAGCTGATACTTTTAACTGCTCAATACGTGCCCATGTTTTAAGTTCAGAAACGAAGGTAGGCGTATAGCCTCCATATCCGTCGCTTGCCGTACCTTCGCTTCCAAATTCAATTTTTTGGTCGTATTTACCAATTTTCATATCTATAATGTTTAAAAAATAGGTCTCTTTGAATATCGTCTATAAGTTGCCATTGAACTTTCACTTCCTGACTGAATATCACCTCTTGACTGATACATTACAGCTACGTCTTCAATAATAGCATTCTTAAATTCAGCAGTCGATATTTCAGGATTTTCAATAATTGTTTCAATGTTTTGGTCATCAATTATTGTAATCGTTGCACTTATTCCTGAAATTCTCAACGCTTTATCAATAGCTGCATCGAGTAATGTTTGCAAATAACCGTCCTGATCCGTGAAGTCGATATGCAAAGCTTCTTTAACGTCTGCAAGTGTTATCATCTTTTGCTTCGTTTTACTTGTTTATCTTTCTTGTAAGCATCTGCATATTCTGCATATCCAGCAGCGAACCATTTTTTTGCTTTGCTTTCAGATACATCTACTATCGTATTCAAATGTTTTACCAATACCTTCATTTTTATTGAGTATTAATGTGAGCGGTTTCCCGCTCACTATTAAACATTAAGGTGCATCTTCAAGCGCTTTGATACGTGCAGACAATGCAATTGCCAATCCCTGAATATTAGCAGCTGCGGCAAGTCCGCTTGCTGTATCTTCAACGATCGCATGATCATGATTACCTGCAGCTGCCGTAGTAGCAGTAGTCCCGATCGCTGCATCGTCGATAACTGCCCATGCTTCAGCTGCAGTTGATCCAGCCGCGATAACGGCAGGCTTTCCTGTAATATCTGACCATGCATGATCATGATTACCTGCAGCTGCCGTAGTAGCAGTAGTCCCGATCGCTGCATCGTCGATAACTGCCCATGCTTCAGCTGCAGTTGATCCAGCCGCGATAACGGCAGGCTTTCCTGTAATATCTGACCATGCAGCCACTTCACCAAGTGCAGGCAAATCAGAATATTTATTCACTCCGTTACCACGCTTATAAATACCAGAAACAGTATCGAAAAGCAGATCATTAGGTGAATAGATAGTGTTGTCAGCTGCCCATTCTGTCGTCGTTGCTTCCCAAACTTTTGCGTTATATTTAATTTTTGCCATTTTTTTATTAGTTTATGGGAGCGGAATTAACCGCTCCCTGTTAAACATTAAGTAGTTGCTGTACCTTTAACAATAGCGTTATCGTTGAACACTGCAAGCGATACTCTTTCCTCAATCCTGAACATCACTTTATTTACTTTCGCCAAAGTGCTATCTTCGAACAAACGAATTTCAGGGTTCATCCTGCGTAAGAACATCGTAGCATTTCTGTCAAAAGCGATGAAGTCGTTCTTCGTTATCGATGTAGTACCAACTGTTTCAAGTCCACTGATAGACAATCTACCGTTTGAAAACATTACAGTACCAATCGGCAAATCGTATTCACCGCTTCCAAGCGCCTTGTTCAAACCTACTTTCACGATGTCGCGCGGATGCAAAATAACATTAGACGGTACATAAAAGTCGTTTGTTTTTTCAGGAATTTGTCCATAAGCAGCGTCAATTATCATGTCCAATAATGAAGTGTAATCACCATCATAAGCTGTAGCAGAGGAAATCAATCCGATTACAGGGTTAGTTGTAGAATCGCTTGTACCGTTTAAAATAAGGCTATTTTCAGCCGTTTTCAAACCGATCAACAGTTTTGATTGTAGATAACCAGTAAGCCATACAATGTCATCCAGCATCTCGCGATCAACTACAGCATAACCAGCAATCCATTTAAAGAATGCCGATTGAGAGGTCAGGTCATAATCAACTTGTGCCTTGTTTCCTGTCTTGTCCCAAAATGCTACAGCTCCTTCACCTCCGTTTTCTTTCGGATAGATAACGCTGTTTGCAGTTGAGGTAGCAGACGGCAAAAGATCTGCCAGCCATACGCGATTGTAAGGATTAATTATAAGTCCTTGCTGTACTTCCTGAACAAAAGGAGTTGCATTAGGAAAATTGTTAGCAATGCTCATGTCGCCAACTGCCTTCAAAGTAAGACGCAATTCAGGCGATCCTTTCCTGAAACCTCTGATAGCATCCTCATTCGATTTGATAGCTTCTGCAAGATTTTCATTGAAAGTCTTTTGTTTAATCGTACCGCGTGTTTGGTTAATCTCTTTCAATTTTGCCTGTAATTCCTGCACCTGTTTATAGAAATCAGACTTTAATGTTTCAGCTTCTTCTTTTGTCGCTACATTATCGAATTTCGATACAATCTCACTCATCTTTTTATCGATGAATTCCTGTACTGCATTTTGAGCAGCATCTTCAGCGGCTTTCTTCACGTTTTGCAAAGCTTCTTGTTTTTGTTTCTCAAGCAATTCGGCTTGTTCTTTTTCTTTATTTTCCATTGTTTTTTTTGTTTTAAATGAATAACTCGTAAATATTTGTGATCAACGGCTCAACGGCTTGAGTTGTGTCAGCATCAAGCTGATCAGGCTCATTGTCTTTGAGTGTCAAAAATTGTTCTAACGATTTCAATATGTTATCCGAAAATCTTACGTTGTAAGCTTTTTCGATGATACTCCAAAATTCTTCCTGCGTCGGTTCGGTCAATTCTTTAACGGCTTTAACCGCGCTTACAAGCGAAAGCTGGTTTGCTGGTTCTTCAGTAGTAAGTACCGATATTTCTTTCAACCTGTATTCGACTACTTCGGCCTTGTTCTTCGCATTTCGTTTGATAACCCAACCGCCGATACTCATACCGCTCTCGAAACCGTTCTCATGCAGAAACTTCACTTCATGAAACG